TGGACGGGTCGCACCGGAACTTGTAGACGGCGCCGCTGTTGGAGGCGACGGCGGTGTAGACGGTGGTGCCGGCCGCAGGCGCGGAATCGGCCTCGCCGGCGATCCGCAGCACGACGCCGCTCGGGTTGTTGAGCGTCACGGATGCGGTGCCCTTGATCGACGCATCGAGCACCACATAGGTGGTCGCGTTGATCGTCACGCGGTTGAACTTGGTCGGCATCGTTTTTTTTCCTAGCAGGTTCCGTCGATTGCATTCGGGACGCAGAACAGCCACCGCTCGGTCCCGTCGGCGAGTCGGTGCGGAAAGATCAGGACGTATCCGACGACGGGCTTCACGGAGAAGCCAGCGGGGATGTTGGCAGTGAGAACGCCGGGACCGACAGTCGTGGCGTTGTTCACGCCCTCCATCGTGTTGTACGCGGTGCCCGTGTACCAGGCCTCACCGGCGACTTGCTGGAAGGTCTTCGTCGCGTCGTTCAGTACCTCGGCGCGGACCCATGTGTATTCCCAGCGGTTCACGGCACCGGAGATCGCCGTGGAGTCGGTGATCTTCGCAAGCAGGAACGGGACGCGCCGGTCCTTCATGCGCTCGGCCGTCTCGTGTGCGAGATCGCGCGACGCCCTTGCGCCTGCGTCGATCCTGCGCTGCTGTGACTTCGTGACGATCATGGGTAGGTGAGCCAGGATCCCTCGAGCGCGATCTGCTTCGCGAGCGTCGCGTTCGGCGCGTCGTTGAATATCAGGTTGTGGTCGATGGAACCGCGGACGATGTTCTTCCAGGTGACCAGGTTGCTGCTGCCGTTCGAATCGACCGACGCGTTGCCGTTCACGTCCGTCTTCGGGGTCTGCTCGGCTCCGAACCACTGGTCCCACACGAACACATAGGACGCTCGGTAGAACTCGTCGCGGATGTGCGAGACGTTCGCGGACTCGCACCAAACCTGGTTCGCCGACGCCCAGTGCATGAAAGCTGCGCTGTTCCACTTCCCCGCGTGGGACGCGACGCGGTCGTAGACGCTCACGAGCGTCGTGCGGCTCACGTCGAACACGAGCGACACGTTGAACCGGACGCCGGCGATCTGGGCGGGAACTGGACGGCCGGCGTAATCGACCTTGGTGCCGCCGATGTCCGTGGTGGTCGATGTGTCGGCCGCAGGAGCCGTTCCGAACGCCGGCGACCGGTGCATGGAGACGCTGCGCGGCGAACTCTCGACCGAGACCTCGACCGGCAGGACGAGCGTGGAAGCGAATGCACCGATCCCGGCCAGGTATGCCCACGCGTAGAGCGTGTCGTACCTCATGGTGCAGTCGAAGATCTTCGACTGCGATCCAGGCACGGGATTCACTGTGATCGAACGGAGCCGCATCCGACCAAGCTCGTTCGCATCGGACCCCGTACCGAGAAGCTGCATCGTCTGGCCAGTCGCGATCGACTTCACATGCTGGAGGCCGGTGGATGTAGAGATGTCGTACGCGGTGTCGAACGCGACCCGGACGGTCATCATGTACGACGGAGAGCCGCCGAGCGTGGCCTCCTGGTAGCCCTGTGCCGTGATCGCGGATGCGAGGGTCGCCATGGTTCAGTCCCCCACCAGAAGCTGGAACAGGTAGCCCGCAGGCCCCATCGGGTTGTAGGTCGCCATCTGGAGATGGTACGCGGTGAGCGCGTCCTGAGCCTGGTTCCCGCTCATCATCTGCGACGCTCCAAGCGCGGCCGACTGCCCTGCGCCACCGCCTCCGATGAACGATCCGGCCATCGTCGCGCCCGCCGGGAGCGTGGAGCTCAACAGCTGGCCTCCGACGGCTCCCGCGCGCGTCGCGGCCAGTCCGGCGAAGAACGAATCGATCACGCCGAGAGACTGGCCGGCAGTCTTCACGCCCATGCCCTGGCTCACGATCGCCTGGGCGAGCGCCGCGGAGAAACCGGCTTCCTCGATCCGCTTGCGACCGTCCATGGCCGTCTCGTCGATCGCCTTGCGGGCTCGCGCGGCGATGTCGTTGATCTGCTGGGCGGCCGAGATCGCGCCGAGCGTGCCGCCGAGCACCGCGCCGCCGGCGATCGCTATTCCGCCCGCACCGCCTCCGACGCCGACCTGCGCGAGCCCAAGGATGCCTCCAACCGCGCCGAGCGCCTTGTTGGATGCGCCGAGCTTCGCCATTGCCTCGGCCGCCTGGTTGACCTGCTGGCGCTGCGCGCCGAGCCGCTTCGTCGTGCGCTCGGTCTGCGCCTCCAGTCTGCGCAGCTCGCGCGTGGCGGCGTCCGTGGCGGATGCAAGCCCGCGCGAATCGCCCGTGATCGCGATGTTGATCTTCGATACTTTCGCCATCAGAGCTTCACCGCCTTCTCGATCTCCGGCATCAGGAACCTATCGACCTGGGAGAGCGCGACGGTCGCGGTGCGCCGGACGAACGGATTCGGGGCGACACGCCCGATGGTCTTGCGGCGCGCGAGCTTGGGCGATTCGCCGCGCGTGCGCGCGCGGAGCTCCTCCTCGGCCGTTGCCTTGCGGACGATGTTGTGACCGTTCTCAACCCATCGGAGGTACCAGTGCGGCGTGAGGTACGAACCGCGGATCTCCTTGATTCCAACCGCGATCCACTGGACAAGCCCCTTGCGGTAGCCCTTCGCGCGCGTGGCGGCGTTGAACTTGAGGTGCACGTTCGGTCGAACCGCTCCCCGCACGCGCTCGGTCGAGGCCGTGCGGCCCATCGGAGCCGCTGCGGCGAGCATCCGCTTGGTCGCCGATCCCCACTTGCTGAAACCCCGGCGCATTGCCTTTTGCGCGTCCTCCCTTCCGATTCGGAGAAGCGCCGAGTTGATCGCGCGCACCGCAGCGCCGTCGATCTCGGCGACTACCGCGAACTTACGGTTTGATGATGCGCGCGGCGATGTCATGGGAGAGTCCCTTGTGGCCGTTTGCCGCCAGCCACGCGGCCAGCGGTGTCTCGAGGCTCCATTCGGTAACGGCCGCGCGCAGGAGCTCCCGCGCGGCCAGTCCTAGTCCAATCCCTCCGAGTACAGCGGCTCGATGAGCCGCGTGAGGGCGATCGCGCTCGGCGCGTGCAGCCCCTTCGCCTGCTCGAGCGTGTACGCGAGCGATCCGTCCGGCGCGAGCACATGCGCGGCGATGTACCAGGCGGCCATGTTCTCGCCGCGCGACTGGGCGTCGAGCGCCGCCACCAGATCGGCGATCGTCGGACGGCGCAGCCGCACGATCTCGCCGCGGAAGTCGGTCACAAGGGGACGGGCGAGGAGCGCGTCGATCATGGCGTGATGGTCATGGCGTTCTGGGTGAAGGTGAGCGTCATCGTCGCGACGGCGACGCCGTTCGGCGCGACGTCCATCGAGAAGTCGGACACGAGCGCCTTGCCCTTCACGCTCTTTCCGCTTTCCCAAACGATCTCCGCTTCGTTCAGGACCGTTCCGTTCGCGAACGGGGTTCCAAGGTTCGTGGCATGGTCTGCGCTGTTGTAGAACAGCTCGACGGTCGCTGTTCCCTCGACGAATCCGGGCTCGTGGTGGCGGTGCGAGTTGCCGAGCGGCGTGACGTCGATCATCTGGCGCGAGAGCGCGAACGACGCGCGCGCGACCTCTCCGATGGTCGCGGCGCCTACCTTGAACGAAGCAAGTGAAGTCGGTGATGCCATGGTGTTTACTCCGGGAGAAGCGTCTCGAGGATGACGCTCGCCATGATCGGTTCTTTTTCGTCGCCCTCGCCCGACTGCGGGTCGGCGAGCTGGGGCTCCTGCGTCCTGTAAGTCGCGATGCCGCTCGCCGCGTACGCGGCCTCGATCACGCCGGCGGCCTGCGCGGCCAGCGCGAGCGCCGCGCTCATCGTCTCGGCGACCGCGTTCAGCGAATACGTGTAGCGGACGAGCGATACGGTCGATCCGGTGCCGAGCGCCGCGCGCTCCGATCCCGTGACCTCGATCACCACCGCGGGAAATCCGGCAGACTGGAGGCGCGATCCGACGTACACGCGCCGGCCGGCCGTCGTCTGCGCGTCGAGGTAGGTGTACAGCGCGGAGTCGATGCTCATGCGACCTCCATGCAATCGATCACGGCCACGCGGTTTGCCTGGTCAAGGTTTCGGATGCCCGTGATCCGCAGGGTCTTTCCGCGGGCGGTGATCCGGTCGAGCGGCGTGACGAGCAGGCGGCCGATGTTCGGCCACCGCGTGCGGAGCTCGTAGTTCGCGATCACGGCCACGCCGTCGGCGTACGGCTGTTCCGCCGGCTGGCCCTCGCGGATGTCGCAGCGCATCGTACCGGCAACGACGAACGACGTCGACCGTTGCCCGTATGAATCGACAGAGGTCGATGCCCGGTTCACGGTGCAGACGAATCGCGTGCGTCCCGCGGAGATCACGAGAACGGCCCCTTTGCCTTCAGGTGCTCGAGCATGTACTGCGCGCCCAGCGGAACGGGCAGCAGCCCGACGGGCGCGGAGGCCTCGGGGTTGTTGTACCAGGCGCCGACGATCGAGATTACCGCCTGGACCATGTCGGCCGGCTCGGTCGCATGGCCGGCGACGTAGGTCACGGTGGCCTGCGTGCCTTCGTACATGGTCGGCGACTCGAGGAACCGGATGCGCGGCATTGCGCCGCCCTGGTCGACCCAGTAGTCGCCCGCCGGCATGGTCGTCAGCACGTTCGACGCGTTGTAGTACGTGACGCTGGTGAGCGACGTGAACGGGTCGATCGGAAGGACCGCCTCGCTCCAGTCGTTCAGCTTCAGCGTGCGCGTCGCGCTCGACATGCCGACGTTGGTGTACCGCTCGACCCACGCGACCGCCGCCGCAATGAGCCGGGTGAACTCGGCGTCGTCGTCGGTGTAGTCGATCCGCAGCGCGGTCTTGACCGTGGCCGTTGATATTGCCATGAAAAGGCCCTGCGGCGTTCCCGCCGCCGGGCCCGGGAGGTGAGATGGATCAGACGCCGTCGTTGTCGCCGTAGATCGCGGCGAACGCCTCGGGCAGCAGGATCTTGGAATCGGTCCGCATGTACATGTACATGGTCGTGCGGAGGTTCGCGGAAAGCGAGTACGGATCCGTGAGCGACTGGAGGCCGGCGCGGTCGAAGATGCCGAAGTAGTTCCAGTCGCCGGCGATCAGGAACGCGTTGCCGCGGACGCTGGTGCTGGTAGCGGTCACGCCCTGCGAGGTCGAGACGTACTCGTTCACGTAGAGCGGGACGCCGTAGAGCGTGCTCGGTGCGCCGACCGTGATCCCCTGGTTGTTGCCGGCTCCGCCGGGCAACCAGATGTACTCGTTGTTCGCCTTGAGCTTGCGGATCGCCTTCAAGGTGGAATCATGCGTCAGCACCGCGAACTTCGGCGAATTGCGGTACTGCGGCGCGACGGAATGAATGCAGTCGATCACGTTGTCGGCGCTGATCGTCGACGGTGCCGCATCCTCGGCCAGGGCGACGCCCTGGTTGATGATCCGGCCGCTGTTGGTGGTGGCCCAGTCGGTCGAGCTCGTGTCGCCGATTCCCTGCGGCTGATCGCTGCCGGTGCCGACGGTGTACGCGCTCTCGGTCGCGCGCGAGAGCGAGACGGCGAAACGGTCGGCCATCCAGTTGAGGAAGGTGCCGATGTCTCCGGTTCCGACGGCGTCCTCGACCCACTCCTGCGAGAAGGTCGTCGCCGCGACGTACTTGTACGGCATCACGCTCACGCGGTCGAACGTGAAGTCGGTCGGGCTGATCGCGCCCGATTCGCGCACGAGCGACGCCGACGGACTCGACGCCTCGACGGTGATCTGGCGCTGGGACGTGATCGTCTGCACGTTCGCGAGCTGGCGGATCACGCCGGCCTGGTACATCTTGTTGAGGATGCGCCGCTCCATGTCCACCGGGACGGGCGGATTGCTGGTCGCGGACGCCGACGGGTTGTACGCGAGGACGCGGAGCTCGGCCTTGTCGCCGGTGAGCATGGCGCGCGCCCAACGTGCGGCGTACTCGGCGCTGTCGCTGCCGGCGACGCCGCGCGCGCTGGTGGCGCGGGTATCGAACTGCGGGGCCTGCTCGAGCTTCGCGAGGCGGGCCTCGGCGGCTGCCACCTGGGCCCGAAGCTCGGCCGCGGTCAGGTCGGCGTCCATGGCCTCGATCTTGGCGCGCTGCTCGCCGGTGGTGCGGAACGGGTTGTCGACGGTCGCCTGGTCGGCGACGCCGTTGCGGCGCTCGATCTCCGCAAGCTGCTTGCGGTAGTGGTGCGTGATGTTCTGGATCTCGTTCAGCTCATCCATTGTCTTTCATCCTTGCGAAATGAAGTGCGAGCCGCGCGCGCGCGGCCTCGATTGCGGCCGCGGAAACGCTCCGCAGGCTCGAACTGGTCTGGGGATACGCCGCGTCCTGGACGATCGACACCTCGAGGAGCTGCGCCCGCTTCACGAGCCGCTGGGAGCGGTCCTTGCTCCAGCTGTCCTCGGTGACGATGAAACCGAACGACATCTCGCCGCTCAGATCGCCGCGTTCCAAAAGCGTTTTGATGTCTCGGCCCAGCGTCGTATCTGGAAGCTCAGCGCTGAAAGCCAATCCATTGCGATCGGACCTCAGCGTAAGAGTTTTGGAGCGCGTCCGCGCCAGCGGCATCGACGCGTCATGGTTGTAGAAGAGCTTCACGTCGGCTCCGCTCGACAGCGTCTCGTTGAACGCGCCGGGCGCGATCCGCTCGGTGAACTTGCGGCCACCCTCCACAATCTCGCGCGAGTCCTGGCCGTACACGGCCGCGTAGCCGGCGAGGGTGCGCCCGTCGATCGACTGCTCGGCCGCGGTGAAGTCACGCCGTGAAATCATTTGCGCTCCCCGCACTGGTGTCGGTGCCGATGTTGGTGGTGCCGCCGCCGGTGCCCATGTTCTTGGCGACGATGGGCTCGTCCAGGCCTGGAAGCGGATCGAGGTCGAGGCGCTCGCGCGCTTCGTTTCGCGTGATCACTCCGCTCTCGACGCCGGTGCGCAGCGCGGCCATCGTCTCCGCGAGCGACGGCCGCGCGATCGAGTCCGCGTCGAACACGACGTCGGTCCCGACGCCGGCGAGCTTCGCGGCGATCTCGCTCGACCATGACGCGAACCAGTGCGACAGGCACGCCTCGACGTACATGCGCGATAGCCACTCCATCGAGCCGTACGCGTTCGCTCCATGCTCGCTCAGGTAGCTCGTCGGCACGCCGTAGATTCGCGATACATCCTCGATCGAGTAGCGCCGCGCGGCAGAGATTCCGCTGTCCTCGAGCGTGCTCGAAATCTTCTCGACCTTCATGCCCTCGGCGAGCACGAGCGGCTTGCCGCTGTTGATCGATCCCGAGTGCTTCGCGACGAAGTCGGCCGCGATCGCGTCGCGCGCCTTCTCGTTCAGCGGCATCGTCGTGGTGAGCGCGAGCTTCGGGTTGCCGGCGTTCGACATGATCCGGAGCTGCGCGTCCTCTTGCGCCGCGAGCGTCTGGAGCGACGTTCGGCACAGTCCGACCGGGCTCTCTCCCCAGATTCCGTCGAGGCCGACGGCGCGGATGTGCAGCATCGAATCGACGGGGACGTCTCCGTACTGCTGCGTCCTGTAGAACGGGTCGGCGCCGGAAACGTCGAGCGATACGGTCTCGATACCGAGCGGCACGAGCTCAAGCAGCTGGCCTCCGCGCGTACGGTTGATCAGCGCGAACGCGTTCCCGTAGAGGAGCGCCTGCATCGTCATCGCGCGGCGGAACTCGAATCCGGACTGCCACCGGTTCGGCTGGCGCAGCATCGTCTCGACGGTCGAGTCGCCTACCGACAGCGGAGTCCGCGCGATGTCGTTCGCGATCAGCGAGCACGCGCGGTAGACCGGCGTGTACCGGAGCGCGGATCCCGGCGTCACGTTCGGGACGCGGCCGGAGTCATAGCCCGTGAGCCAGACGCCGTGCGTTCCCCAGTGGCCGATGAACCGTTGCAGCAATCCACGCAGCATGGACGCATTTGGTGCGCGGAATCGCGACCACAATGCATCTAAATGCGATTCGTCTGATTTTTATCCATATTCTTCCTGATAGACCGACTTCCGCTGGCCACCCCAGACATGGCAGGCGATCACGCAGGCGACAAGCGGGTCGATCGCGCAGTACTCGCGGCCCTTCACCGGGCGGATGTTCCCGTTGACGTCGCGTTTCGCGTGCGCCTCCGCGCAGGCTCGCCGGAGGATCGGATCGTCGCCGATCACGAGCTTTCCGCCGGCCCACAGGTTCTGGAACAGCTGGCACCCAGGGCCGAATGTCGCGATCCCCATCCGGTACTCGATCACCGGAAGCGACTTCGACTGCATCTGCTGCGCGAGGTATGTCGTTCCCCATTTGTCGTATCCGATCGCCTGGACGGCAAACTCGTCGCGCAGCTCGAGCAGGCGCGCGAACACGGAGTCGTAGTCGATCTCCGCGCCAGGCGTGAGCGTGATCCGTCCTTCCTGGGCCCACGACCTGATCGGGTAGCGGTAGTCGAGCTCACGCTGCGCGACGTCGGCCTTCGGCCACCAGTAATGGCCGCGGATCGCGACGCGACCGTCGTCGAGCGGCACGGCGACGACCGCTGCCGTCATGTCGAGCGACTTGGAAAGGTCGAGCCCGATCCACGCCGGGCGGCCGCGCAGGGCCTCCCAGTCGATCGACTGGCCTCCTGGCCACTGTTGCATGTCGAGCCATCCGCCTGTGTTTTCGTCGCAGCGCGCAGCATGGTATCGCGCGAACTCGCCGCGACCCATTCCAGAGCGTTTCATGGTGTTCCAGCTGCGCCGAAGGCTCACGGCGTCCGGCTGGCCGTGGTCGAGACCTGGGTTCGCCTTCGCCCAGGTCGATTCGTCGTCGAGTGCGTCCGTAGGATCGAGGCCGTACAGGATCGGAAGGACGCCGTCGTCGGCGACCTCGCCCGAGAGGATCGCCTCGCCCTGCTTCACCAGCTCGGCGTAGTGGTTCTCTGGGTTCGATCCGGGCGTGGTGATGATCACGCCAGTCGACTCGCGCCGCTTCGCGCCCGTCGTGAGGAGCTTGGTTAGGAATCGGCCCTTGAACTCCGCGGCCTCGTCGGCGATCCAAAGGCTCGGATTCAGGCCGTCGAGCGATCGCTCGAGCGCCGGAAGCGCGGTCATCTCGCAGTCCGCGGACGGTCGCACGATCCGGTTGAAACGCACAAGCGTGTCGTCGCGCTCAAGCCTCTGGGCCATTGTGCGGGCGGTATCCAAGCAGATCGTCGCCTGCTCCTCGTTGTTCGCGATCACATGGACGCGCCGGCCGTCGCCGCCGAGCAGGTCCCAGAGGGCGAGACCGGCCATTAGTGTCGTCTTGCCGTTGCCGCGGGCGACCTGGACCAGCGCGAGCCGGACGCGCCGGCGTCCGTCCGCATGACGCCAGCCGACGATTTGGGCCAGCGTCCAGAGCTGCCACGGGTGCAGCGCGAATCGGGCGCCGCTTGATTCACCGACGAGCGAGAGCGAACGGAAATGCGCGTCGAGCGCCTCGACGGCGTTCCAATCCATGTACAGGTCGGGTCGCTCGAGGTCCGCCTCGAAGCGGCGCGCCGCGGCGTAGATCCAACGGCCGGCGACCGTCTGGCCGGCGACGACCGACCGCGCGTACGCGAGCACGGTGTCGCGTGTGGGATTATCCACCGCAT